AAGTTTATCAGTAGCATCAGAAACATTCTTAATCAATTGACCAGCAACTTCATATGCTCTAGGAGAGTTGGTTTCTTGTGCCAACTCCATTACACCATCAAGAGTTTCCTGACCCTTTTCAATGATAGAATAAAGTTGTCCTCTGCTATATTCATAATCCCTATCAATATCAGTTTTGTCAGTGATGTTTTTCAGTTGCTTTTTTCTAGGCAAGCATCCACCTTCTGGCACAATAGATGCTTCAACATCTAGTGCCTTATCAATACCATCATAATTTGACATGATTAAATATCCTTCTGTTGAGTGGGACTGTAGGTTTTAGAATCTTGGAAAAACTCAATAGTTTCCGAGAATCCAAAATCGTCGGATGGATCTGCATCAATTGGATCTGGAACGGCAGTGTACCTGACTTCTCTTTTAGCAGTAGAAGTATCAGTGTCTGAATAGTAATCGACCTGAACTTTTCTAATGAGACCTTCAGAAGAATCAGCAACAGGACCAAACAGATAAGTTTTAGCAGTAAAATCGAAGGTATAAATCAAAGATCTTCTACTTGAAAAGTCACCTTCATAATCATCCTGCATGGAAATTCCATTCAACACAACAGGAATATCTTTCTTCTCACCGATAGAAGAGACGAGATCAACGGTCAAGTTAAAAGATGGTTGAAAGTATGGGAGAATTTGTTCAGTTACCTGAAGAGCATCATCATTCAATTTAACATAAAGTGCTAATTGAAAATTAATGTTGTATGGAACTGGAAGATATACTTGTCTAATATCACCACTACCTGTTACTGCTTTGAATGTTTTTGTTGCTGTTGTCTTTCTAGTAGGGTCATAAGAAATTCCAGTCATTTCAAATGACATTCTTGGTAAAGTAATCGCAACTGGTTTGCTGAGATCTGCTTGCTGCTGAATTTTAGCAAGGAACTTTTGCATTGGGGCATATGCCAATGGCACCTTGACATCATCAACAACATTACCGTCATTGTCCCTATGTTGGACATGAATGTTATTGAATAGAGTGCCGAAGGCTACGATAGTCCTTCTAATAATTTCGTGGTAAAAATAAGTTCCTAACATTAGAAGTCACCAAATGGGTTATCTTCACTGAAGTCAATAATACTCAAACCTTCAGTTTCAAATTCATCGTTTTGATCATATGGAGAATTTTCATCATAATCATTGTAAGATGCGACTTTCCACCTTGCAGAAGACGAAGTTCCAACGACTGCTTCACCGACGTAGAATCTACCACTATTTATTCCAACCTTAAGAATCTTGGTACTAGAGTTCCAATCTCTTACTTTTGCCGTTACAGAAGATGCTTGACCAACAACTTCTTCGTTGTATTGGAAGTTGCTTTCAATCAAAGATCCATCCTCACCAACACGCAATACATTCAAAGTAGGTGCTTCGGTATACCCAATACCAGTGTCAGAAATAAGAACGTTAGTGATTACACCATTGGTGATAACAGCTTCTGCTCTAGCAGGTGTAATTCCTGTACTAGAACCAAAGGAAATGATTGGTGTATTGTAGTAATTTGTACCACCATTAACAACACGAACTGATGTAATACCACTGTTTGTAAGAACTGAAGTAGCAGCTGCTCCAGATCCATATACACCCTGCCCACCAGGTGCGGTATTCGCAATACTCGTGATCGTTACCGTTGGTGGAACAGTATATCCATATCCAGGATTGGTGAGAAGGATTCTATCAATAGAATGAACTCCACTTCTCACTGTAGTAATAGCAACTGCTTCTGCCGTAGATCCTGGCAAAAGTGCTGGTGATGTGCTAATAGAAACTGTTGGGACTCGTGTATATCCAGCACCATCATTGGTGAGGACAATTTTTTGGAGTACTCCAGTTCTGCCAAAGTTGTCAATTCTAAGAGAAGCAGTTACACCTTGACCAACAAGAGTTAGTTCTGTAATATACCCAACTTCTTTCACTTGAGTATCAATAAACTCAACGGTTGTATCAATGTCCTCATTCTCATACTGGAAGAGCTCACATTGAAGTTTATAAACGTAATTTGTTCCTAACTGATAAAAAGGTTGTTCGTGCTCTACCCTCTTTACCTCAAAAATTCTTTGACCTAATGGGAAGTAAACAAGATCACCCTCTTTTGGTCTTGTGGTTAAGAGAATCTCGTCTTGATCATACTCACCTAAAAATGGTTGAATGAATTCCTCAAATCTTTCTTTTGAAAGTGTGAGTGTGATTTCATTTTGAAGGTTAATTCCAAACTTCGTCATAATATCAGACCCAGGAGCATATCCTTCAAAATTTTCTAGATATGCTTCAATGACAAAGTTATCATCAAACTTAGATGCTTCAATCTCTCTGATAATATTATCTTCACCTAAGACTTTTCTTGGAATATAATAAACTTCTATTCCATAAGTTTTTAAATGCTCATTGATCAGATCTTGTAAAAGATACTGTTCATTGGCAGAGCCTTGTAGAAAAAATGGATTAAGTGCCATTATCCGATAAGATCAAGGGGAGGAATTTCGTATTCTGAGAGCATTCTCTTTTTGATGTCCTCAAGTTCTTTCTCGGCATCATCGTAGATTTCTCTACCATTAAGTTCAATACCACCAGGAAGTTTTGCTCCCTTGAACTTGATGAGATTCTGACCCCACTGTCTCTTAATTAGAGCAGTAAGATACATCTTCAAGAAAGAATCATTATAGACATTGGTAAAGTCATCAGGATCCATGATCCTGTAGCAGTCAAGAACAATATAGTCACCGACTACGGCACTTGCCCAGTCGATATCCATGTATAATCTATTTTGTCTCTTATTGAATCTGAGTTGCTTATCAGTTGTCAGTAAGAAGTCAATGTCCTCAAGATAACTCTTAGTCATCGCATATGTAAGAAGACCCTGATATCCAAGGTCAAATGCAATGTCATTTAAGAACAACTGATACTTGACACTGAACATTCCATTAGAAATGGAACTGGAGTCAAACTTGAATACCTTCTCAATACCGATTACAGAATCGGGAACCTGAATATAGTTTGCGTTTTCGTACCAAGTGAATGACGGTCCAGCAGTAGAAGTTGCAGTCTCACTTGTAATACCTGTTCCACCAGGACCAGCTCTTCCACGATCTTTATCCTCAGATGTGATCTGATACTTCAGGAAAGTTCTGGCAACACCATCAAAGTGTCTTTCGTGGAACAGTTGAAGAGCATCATCTACGGCATCATCAATCTGTTCATCGGCAACGTTGATCTCTAGAACTGGAGCTCCAAGTTTCCTCAGGCAATAATCGATAAGTGATTGTCTACTATTCGGTTTTGCCATTAGAAGGAGCCTCCGTCAAATACGTCTGTCCACACTGGAACACCAGATGCGTTGGTTGTGAGAAGATAATTAGAAGTTGTAATACCACTAGTTGTCGCACCACTGCTGACGATTAATCCGTCACCATCAAAGAATGCGATTCCATTAGGACCATTGTAATCACCAGAATCATAATAAATACCGTCAGTTGCCGAGAGGAAACCAACGACATTGACGTGAGTGCTGATGGCAACATTGCTACCAATCTCAGAGTTTAAGGTGAGAGCACCCGTCTTGCTATTTATTGTGTTAGTACTAGCAGCACCAATCTCAATGTTAGCTGCTGTTGTAACACCAGATACTCTTAAGTTATCTAACTCAGTGTGACCATCTACATCCAGATTACCATTAACATTAAGTTCATTAACGGTAGAAATACCAGTAATGTTTAGATTTCTACCAGAGATTTCATCATAGAAAATATCATCACGAACATAAAGGTCACCACCAACATACAAGTCCCCACCAGTAGTTGTAATACCACCAGAAGAAGCCAGGGTGGTGACACCAACAACATTCAATGTCTCTGAAACATTAGTGGTATCTAACTCAGTGCGACCATCTACATCAAGATCAACTCCAACTGCAAGTTGAGTGCCATTGAATGTCAGATTAGCATCATCTTCCAGTTCCCCACCAGTTCCTGCAATAACAACTCTATTATCAGTTAAGTCTTCAACAATTGCACTGTTAGCTGTCAGTCCACCATTAGCATCAAGAAGTCCATTAGTTGTAGTAACACCAGAGACTGTGAAGTTAGTGGCAAATCCAGAACTAATGTTAATAGTATCAAACTCACCGAGAGGAGAATCAACTTGAGTGAGAGTGGCAATGCCAGTGGCAGTAATATTCTCAACTAAAGTATCACCGACAACATCCAATCTGGCTCTTGGTGCGTCTGTTCCGACTCCAAGGTTTTGGTTGTTATCCAACCGCATTCCTTCAACACCATCAGTATTGAATCTGATAGTGCCGTCAGAACCAGTGTCGTCTAGAGCAATCGAAGTATCACCCTTCTGGAAGGCATCGATTTGAACGACGGATGCTGTCAGAATACCAGCAATATTGAC